GGCAACATACGACTTCTATGCTGGTTATGTTGAACTAGCCGCACGTATGTTTGGTGGTTATGTAATCTATACATTTGATCCAGTTACAAAAGTAATACGTATTGTTCGTGATCCAAAAGGTAGTGGTGAACGTGTTCTTATTTGGGCTGACGTTCAAAGACCAGAAGAAGTGTTACTACAAGACCCAGGTGCAGGTGTATGGATTGGTGATTTTATATTAGCTAATCTTAAACTAATCATTGGTGAAGCACGTGAAAAGTTTGGAACTATCGCAGGTCCAGGTGGTGGCACAACACTAAATGGAACAGCTATGAAAGCTGAAGGCAAAGCCGCAATGGAACAACTATACGATGAACTAAAACGTTATGTAGATTACAGTCAGCCATTGACTTGGGTACAAGGTTAACCTAAACAGTTTACTTTACACCTCTCCTGTAGTACAATATGTATTACAGGAGTTACCATATGATTATTGGAGTTACAGGATTGATTGGTAGTGGCAAAGATACGATTGCCGACTATCTTTGCACATTTCACGGGTTCAAACGTGTCAGTTTTGCGGCAAGTTTAAAAGACGCTGTGGCAGCCGTCTTTGGTTGGAATAGAGAATATTTAGAGGGTTCTACTAAAACCAGTAGAGCTTGGCGAGAACAACGTGATGAATGGTGGAGTGACAGACTGGGTATGAACATTACTCCAAGATGGGTATTACAATACTGGGGAACAGAAGTATGTCGTAACGGGTTTCACAAAGATATTTGGGTAGCTAGTGTAGAAAACAAATTACGTCAAACAGACGAAAACATTGTTATTACTGACTGTCGCTTTGTTAATGAAGTTAACTCTATTAAAAGTGTAGGTGGCATCACAATGCGAGTTAGTAGGGGAGAACGACCTGTTTGGTATAGTGCCGCAGTTGATTACAATAATGAACCTGAAGGCAGTGAACAAAGACTAAAAGCTATGGTAGAGTTAGCTAACTATAGTGTTCATGCTAGTGAATATTCTAGTATTGGATTATTGTATGACTATTATATTGACAATAACGGAACCATTGATGAGTTACACAAGCAAGTAAACTCAGTAGTCAACTTCTAAGTCTCCTCGTTTCCAAGTAACATCTTTCTTTTTAACAACCTCCACGCAGTTTAAACAAATACTGCGTAAGTTAGTCATTTTACAGTTATCTAAATCACCGTCAATATGAAAGACTGTGATTTGACTAGTGAATAGACTTTTAAAGCCGCATAAATCACATGCGGCTTTTTTCTTATATCCTGCGTTCTTCCACCTAGCAGTTCTAGGTTTCAGTTTATTCTTTTTACGACCGCATTCATCACATATGCTACGATAGTGAGTTTTACCCTCACGGATATAATTCACAGCACAGTGATTTTTTCCGCATGTAACACATATAGGTCTAATCATTGAGTATTTAGTAAAAACCTTCGAAGGCACACTAATTGGTGTTTTTTTGAACTATATACTAAATACTATTATGCAATTTAGGTAGTAAACCTCATAATTTTACATAAAGGAAAAATAAAATGGCATTAACATCTCCAGGCGTAGAAGTAACGATCACCGACGAAAGTCAATACTTACCAGCCCCGACAAATTCAGTCCCACTAGTTCTATTAGCAACTGCACAGAATAAAGCAAATGCTAGTGGTACAGGTGTAGCGGTAGCGACTACGGCTGCTAACGCAAACAAATTATATCAAGTAACAAGTCAACGTGATTTAGTAAACTTATATGGTACACCGTTCTTCTATACAACAACAAATGGTACACCTATTCAAGGCTACGAACTTAACGAATATGGTTTGTTAGCGGCATACTCATTGCTAGGAGTTACAAATCGTTGCTACGTACTACGTTGCGATATTGACCTAGCTAGTTTAGTTGGTCAAACTGGTCGTCCAACAGGAGCACCTGTTGATGGTACATATTGGTTAGATACTACTACAAGCACTTGGGGTATATATGAGTTTAATCAATCTACTGGTCAATTCGCACTACAAACTCCAATTGTTATAACAACAGCTACGGATATATCTGGTGGATTACCTTTATCAAGTATCGGTAGTATAGGTGATTATGCAGTCAATGCAATACAAGTAACAAATTCTCCTACAGGAACTGATAGAACTTATTATTATAAAACAACAAACAATGCTTGGGTTGTATTAGGTGGTAGTGCTTGGAGAAATGATATTCCTGTAGCACAAGGTACAAAATCGACACCGGCAACCGGTACTGGCTCGCTAACTCCAGGGGATGAGTTTACTATTAACTTTTCTGGTTTACTAACTACAGTAACTATTGAAGTTCCTGCATCTCCTAACAATACCGTAGAAGGAGTTGCGACTGTTATTAATGATTTAGGCTATGGTGGTATTAGTGCTGAAGTGCGTAGCGGTAAACTTTGCATATTTTCTAATCAAATATTGATTACTGGAACCTCAACTGGATATTTGTCTATGTTTGAAGTATCCACTGGTACTGCCCTATTCGATATGGGTATTCTAGCTCCTGGTTATTCTGGCGCAGCCGGCGGTATCTTCTACCAACCATTCGTAGCATATGGCAATAGTGCCCAAATGCCACTATGGACTAGCAGTCAGGCAACACCAAGACCAACAGGATCTGTTTGGATTAAAGTTGGTTCTGCAGGTAACGGATTAACTCCGGTAATGTCAAAATATAGTGCGGCTACTGCATCCTTCATAGCAAAAAATGCAGTTTTAGCTACCAGTGATTGGGGCTCTGCATATATTGCAGATGCAACAGGTGGTCAAGCGATACCTGCAGGCACTATATATGGTCAATATTTCTTTGATGGTGTCGTAAGAACAGCTCCAGTTTATTTCTGGGAAAGATTGGCAACAGGTCCAACAGTTGTAACAGGTAGTAACACAACACCTGACTTTACCGCTGGACCATATTATATGACGGTTCAAGTGTCTGTTCCTGGTAGTACATCATTAAGTTCAGCTTATGAGTTTACGTTAGCTGACAATAGTGATGCTACAGATTTTGTAACAGCATGGGCCGCGGCCGACATCCCTTACACAACAGCAACAGTAACAACTGAAGGCTCTATTCAGTTGACACACACTGAAGGTGGTGAAATTGTAATGGATGATGCAGTTAATTCTTCATTCATTACAGATGGCATTTCTAATGGTTTAATAGCAGAAGCAGGATTTGTTATTGGTACCACAACTGGTGTCAAGTATGGTCCAGCTTATAGTGTTAACATTGGTTTAACACTTGAGGATGGTGTAAACTCTACTACTACTGGCAGTGGTGACGGCGCCGCGATTTTAGTTCGTTCTATAGCCGGAGCATATGCCATTAACGCAAATGGTATTAGTGGTGGTACTGGATATAGCATAGGTGATCTAATCACTATTGACGGTAGTTTTTTAGGTGGTGCAACGCCCGCTAATGACTTGGTAGTTGCAGTTAGTGAGGTTACTAGTGGTGCGGCAACAGCGATTATGTATGTATCAGGCACACCTACTACAGGATATCAAACTCAGTTAAGTAACTGGGTTGAATTCACTTATACTTCAAACGAAGGCGCCCCAGTAACAGAACCTGCAAATAATACTAACTGGTTCTGGTCTGTGGTTGACCAAGTTGATATTATGGTTCAAAAAGGTGGTGCATGGATTGGTTACAAAAATACTAACTATGATACAACTGGCGCTCCATCTTCAAGTGGTTCAAATACAACTGATCCTAATGGCCCTATCATCAGTGCAACAGCACCAACTACACAAAGTGACGATACAGCACTAGTATACGGTGACTTATGGATTGATACAAGCAATTTAGAAGTATATCCGGTGATCAGTCGTTGGCAAGCAGTCAATGGTGAAGATACGTGGGTATTGATTAACAATACTGACCAAACAGGTTCAACAGGTGTCCTATTCCAAGACGCACGTTGGGCAACAAATGGTACTACAAGTATTACTGATGATCCGATTCCAACAATCGTTAGTTTGTTAACAAGTGATTATTTAGATTTAGATGCTCCTAATCCTGACCTATATCCCCAAGGTATGTTGTTATTCAACACACGCCGTTCGGGTTATAATGTTAAACAATATCGTAGTAACTACTTTACACCAGCTAACTTCCCTGATGAAGCCAGTTATCCAGCAGAGACAGCATCTTGGGTCACAGTAAGTGGCAACACTGCTAGTGGTGCACCTTACATGGGTCGTGCGGCACAACGTGCTATGGTTGTACAAGCATTGCGTTCAGCACTTGATACAAACACAGACATTCGTGACGAAGATAACTACTTCAACTTGATGGCTACTCCTAACTATCCAGAACTACAACCTAACATGGTTGTATTGAATGCGGATCGTGGTGAGACGGGTTATATTATTGGTGATACTCCACTAGGATTATCTGATAGTGCAACTGATATTCAAGCTTGGGCTAACAACACAGCAGGTGCAGTATCTACTGGCGAAGCTGGTTTAGTTACACGTAATACATATTTAGGTCTATTCTACCCAAGTGGTATCACAAATGACTTAAGTGGTAACGAAGTTGTTGTTCCAGCATCACACATGATGTTACGCACATTCTTACGTAATGACACTATTGCTTTTCCTTGGTTAGCGGCAGCCGGCAC